ACAGCGGCGCATTATCGACGAATTGCAGGAAGAAAACGATCGGCTGAAAAGCATCAAGTCGGCTATATACAAGTGGGCCACCAAACACCATGGAGGACACTTTTGAAGATTATCGGTATTGACCCCGGCAGCGAAGAAACCGCGTTCGCGCTCATGGCAGAGGATTACTCAATCCTCGAAGCGGCCAAAGTGCCCAACGATGAATTCCTCGATTGTGTATTGCCGGGCATGCTGGACGGCGGCAAAGAGTTGGCGGTGGAGAGTATCCAGAGCTACGGCATGGCGGTCGGCAAGAGCGTGTTTGAAACCTGCTATGTGATCGGGCAGATACAGCGCATCGCCAAGCTTAACGGTACAGCCTGCTATCTGTACCCGCGCCCCGAATATGCCAGGGCGCTGGTCGGCGGCATGAAGGTCAAGGATTCGATGGTGCGACAGGCGCTCATGACGCGATTCGGAGGGGATAAAAAAGGCGAGCCGCTGCATTTGCTCAAGGGCAACAGCGACAAGCGCAGCGCGTTTGCCATCGCGGTGTATCACGCAGACAAGCTGAGGTTTGCGGCACAAACAGAATAGGAGGACCAATGATATTTACAACTCTAAACAAAATCCGAGAGCATCAACCATGTACGAGTGGCTGGAAGAAGTTGCTCAATTATTTGGGCAAAACCGAAGCCGACGATGAACCGCTGCCCTTAACAATAATCCTTGAAAGCAATGGCCTCGATGACTGCCTTTGGGCGCTACAGACTGTGCCCGAGCATAACAATCTTTGGCGGAAATACGCCGTCTGGTGCGCTAGGCAGGTCGAACACCTAATGGACGATGAGAGGAGTAAGAATTCTTTGGTTGTGGCCTGGGACCACGCAGAGGGCAAAGCCACGGATGATGAGTTAGCCGCTGCCTGGGCCGCTGCCAGTGACGCTGCCAGAGCCGCTGCCTGGGCCGCTGCCAGTAACGCTGCCAGAGCCGCTGCCAGAGCCGCTGCCAGTGACGCTGCCAGAGTTGCTGCCTGGGCCGCTGCCTGGGCCGCTGCCTGTAACGCTGCCAGTGACGCTGCCAGTGACGATGCCAGAGCCGCTGCCAGAGTTGCTCAAACGGCGAATCTACATACTGTTTTAACCTCGGGTGAACTGACATGGTTATGACGGCACAACAACAGGCGCTGTGCAAACACGGCAATCTTCGGCAACTCCACAAATACGCCGAGGAATGCAGCGAGGCGGCAGCGGCGGTCAATCGCTGGCTGGCGGAACCGACCCCGGAGCATTATGCGCAGATGATCGAAGAAATGGCGGACGTGGAGATTTGCACCGCTTATCCGAGGCTGATCTTTGGGGATGACGACATTGACAAAGCCGTGGCATCGAAGCTTTCGCGGCTGGAACGAAACTTAAACAATCACCTTAACTGTGGAGCGTAACATGGCGAACGATCTTAACTTGTGTCAATTTATTGGTCGGCTTGGCAAAGATCCTGAACAGCGGTTTTTGCCCAACGGCGATGCAGTCGTAAACTTTACCCTCGCGGTCGGCTGGAAGGGCAAAGACAAGGAAGGGTGTGAGTGGGTAAACGTGGTGGCCTTTAAAAAGTTGGCGGAAATTATCGGCCAATATTGCACCAAAGGGCAACAGGTTTACGTATCCGGCAAGATGCGCACGCGCAAATGGCAAGACCGTGACGGGGCCGACCGTTACAGCACCGAGGTGGTTGCAGATCAGTTTCAGTTTTTAGGCTCTAAGGGCGACGCAAACAGCCAAGGAAATACCAACACAGGGGCGCGACGAGAAAGTGCCTCACGCGGCCAGCACGGAAGCGAGACGGGCGGAGGCGGGGCATATCAGGAAGCGCCGTTTAACCCGGACGATGAAATCCCCTTTGCTCACATGCCGGAATGCCGTTTTGACGGGGACGCATTGTACCGCACTCAGCTATTTTAATAGTGGGTAGTCGTGACGTTCAGGAGGATTTAGCATGCGATACGAGGACTTTTTGCAGAAAAAAGCCGTGGCGGACGCGGCAACTGGAATACGCGCAGACGTTGGAATAAACCCGGCACTGTTCGAATTCCAGAAAGACATTGTTCGTTGGGCGTTAAAGCGCGGGAGGGCAGCGCTGTTTGCCGATTGTGGAATGGGCAAAACAGCCATACAGCTAGAGTGGGGGAAGCATGTTCATGAGTATACGGGCGGCGATGTGTTAATCCTGGCTCCGCTGGCCGTGTCAATGCAAACCGTTAGGGAGGGCGCGAAGTTTGGCATTGACGTGAAGTATTGCCGCAGCCAAGAACAAGTTTCATCAGGAATCACAATAACCAATTATGAAATGCTTGGCAAATTTAATGCAGACCATTTTGCTGGTGTCGTCCTTGATGAATCATCAATTTTAAAGAGCTATACCGGGAAAATAAGAAATGAGATTATAGAGGCGTTCAAAAACACGGCCTTTCGTCTGGCATGTACCGCAACGCCCGCCCCGAACGATCACATGGAACTAGGCAACCATGCAGAGTTTTTGGGTGTGATGAGCCGTGTGGAAATGTTAAGCATGTTTTTTGTGCATGACGGTGGAGAAACGCAGAAATGGCGAATCAAAGGGCATGCTCAAAATGATTTCTGGCGATGGGTGGCGTCCTGGGCAGTCATGATTCGCAAACCGTCCGATCTTGGGTATGACGACGGAGGATTTATTTTGCCGCCGCTTGAGATTAAACACCATGTTGTCAAAAAGAATGAGGCTCCCGATGGGTTTTTGTTCCCGGTCGAGGCGCTTACGTTGCAGGAGCGACAGCAAGAGCGCAAAGCCACTGTGGGCAAACGCGCCAAGCTCGCAGCAGAAATTGCCAACAACACGAATGGACCGTGCCTAGTATGGTGCAACCTCAACGATGAATCTGCCGCAGCAAAACATTTAATTGACGGCGCGGTAGAAGTGAAAGGATCTGATAAAAACGAGCACAAAGAATCTGCCATGCTCGGCTTTTCGGATGGCAGTGTTAAAACGCTTGTCACCAAACCAAGCATCGCCGGGTTTGGCATGAATTGGCAACATTGCGACACTATGATTTTTCTCGGACTGTCCGATTCCTATGAGCAATTTTATCAGGCGGTTAGGCGATGCTGGCGGTTCGGGCAGAAAAACAAGGTCACAGTCCATGTCGTGACCGCAGAAACGGAAGGGGCGGTTGTGAAAAACATTGAACGCAAAGAGGCTGACGCGGAGTTGATGGCGTCAGAAATGGTGAAATATATGGCGGGTATTAACACCGATGAGATCCACGGCACAACGCGTCAGACTGTTGACTATGCGCGTGGGGTTGAATCATCCGAAAATTGGACCTTATACCATGGCGATTGCGTTGACGTAACGCGGGAAATCCCCGACGACAGCGTGCATTTTTCGATCTTTTCCCCGCCGTTCGCATCGCTTTATACCTACTCGGCCAGCGACCGCGACATGGGGAACTGTAAAACGGATCAGGAATTTGCTGACCATTTCAGTTTCTTGGTGCCGGAACTGTTGCGTATTACTAAGCCGGGGAGGCTCTGCGCGTTTCATTGTATGAATCTTCCGACCAGTAAAGCGCGCGACGGGGTTATCGGCATTAAGGATTTTCGCGGGCAACTCATCAAAACATTTCAGGACGCTGGCTGGATATATCACAGCGAAGTGGTTATTTGGAAGGACCCGGTAACGGCCATGCAACGCACAAAGGCACTTGGATTACTCCACAAACAACTTAAAAAAGATAGTTGCATGTCGCGTCAGGGCATACCAGATTATCTGGTGGTCATGCGCAAACCGGGGGAAAACCCAGAACCTGTGTGCGGTGAACTTAAGTATTTCGCGGGCGATCAGTCGACGTTTAAACAAACGAAAAATTTGTCAATCGACGTGTGGCAAAGGTACGCATCCCCGGTCTGGATGGACATTAACCCGTCCAACACATTGCAGCGTACTTCCGCTCGCGACGATAAAGACGAACGGCACATTTGCCCGTTGCAACTCGACGTTATTGAACGGTCCTTGCAACTGTGGACCAATGAGGGCGACACGGTTTTCTCGCCATTTGCCGGGATCGGGTCAGAAGGCTACCAGTCATTGAAAATGGGTAGAAAATTCGTCGGGGTTGAATTGAAAGACAGTTATTTCAGTCAGGCCGTTAAAAACCTCGTTGAGGCCGACACCAACACCGCAGAGCAAATGTCATTTATTGCATAAGGAGGGGCACATGGCATCGGACAACCAGCGCAAGCACCACTACCGCATGATAAAACGAGTGTTAAGCGGCGCGATAGACCCCGCAGGCCCCGGAGAGATGGCCGACCTTATGCGCCACGAAGGGTTTTCCTGCTCCGAACAAAAGGCGGCGATCATCAAAGAGTTATGGGCCGAGGAAGACAGGATTATCCACCGCAATATGGCGAGGGTTTACAAGTGGAACGACGACCTTCCGCCGTGTCATAGATGCCACGCTAAACTGTTTGCGTTCTGCATGTCTACATGCCGCGAGTGCAAAGAATTCCAGGTGTGGGCTGGAGACGGCAAGCGTAAGCAGCATCTTGACAAAGCGGGGTGATTTCGGTAGATTGGAAGGTGTCTAGGTCAACATTCTCAGGGTTTCCGTTACCACATATTGGGACAGCTACGCCTTTATTGCGCGTTCAGAGCGGCCCCGGATCGCTGGTTTAAACCCTGCATGTTGACCTAGACACTCAACAGACGGGCCAGTGGTTCGGGCTTTTTTATTTTCATTTTATGGATGGTGGTAAATGAGCGTATCAACAATGGCATGGGCTTGGAAACAAAAATGTACTCCTACAGAAAAACTAATACTTTTAGCTCTCGCTGACCACGCAAACGATGATGGCCGTTGTTGGCCCGGCATGGAACGTGTCGCGCAAAAAACCGGGTTCACGAGACGAGCAGTTGTGAAATCTGTTAAATCACTCCAAGCCAAAGGGATACTTAGGGTCACGAACAGGGCAGTTGGCGGGTTGAAAAAAAGCAACATATACACACTAATTGTGGACGACGAAAACGCATCTCCCCGATGTGAACGAGGTTCACATCGATGTGAACCTGACGACCAAATAGATGTGAACGAGGTTCACATAGAACCTATAAAAGAACCATCAATAAAAAACAATATCCCTTTTTCTGAAATAATCAACTTCCTGAACGAAAAAACAGGGAAGGCATTTAAGCCAACAACCAGTAAAACAAAAAGCCTAATAACGGCCAGATGGAAAGAAGGTTTCTCCTTAGCCGATTTCAAGGCCGTCATCAGCACCATGGCGGGGCAGTGGATGGGCGACGAGAAGATGGAACCATACCTTAGGCCAGAAACTCTTTTTGGAAACAAATTCGAGGGATATTTGCAGCAAGGGAGGAATCAGCAGAAAGTCGTGCAACTCACCCCTAAACAGCGAAAGGACGAAGAAGAATGGACCGCCATACTCTCGCCGACATAAACGCAGAAAAGGCCGTGATTGGCTGTATCCTTGTCGATCCCGCCGCCATGGACCGCGTGTTTCTTGGCGTGGACGATTTCGCGTCAGAGCGCCATCGCCATATCTACGGTGCCATGCGCAAACTGAGCGACAAATCCACGCCTCCTGATCTTGTGGCGGTGTCTTCGGCACTGCGTGGCCAAGTAAGCGCATCCTACCTTAATGACTTGTGCACAGACGGGTGGTTGCCAACACACATACCACATTATTGCGCCAGCATCCGCAAGTTTGCCACGGCTCGGAAGTTGATAAACGCTTGCCGGGAAATTCAGGACGCGATCGAAGACGACAACGCTCTGGATTTAGCTGAGTCAAAAATTATGGAAATTCGCGAGGGCGGCGGGGCCGAACAAACGGCGATCCGGGTTAAAGATTTACTCGGACCTGTGCTGGCTGAAATCGAGCAGCACTACAACAACAAAAGTGCCATTACCGGCATCACGACCGGCTATACCGAACTGGACCGCATGACTTCGGGGCTGCAACCGGGGGATCTCGTTATTCTCGCCGGTCGTCCGTCGATGGGAAAAACAGCCTTGGCCGTAAACATCCTTGAAAACGCAGCGATCAAAGGGTTCAAGGGCTTGGGATTTTCCTTGGAAATGGGCGACAAGTCGCTGATTAAACGAATGCTTGGCTCTATCGGCAGAGTGGATGGCCAGCGGCTTAGAACCGGGCAGCTTATCGAGAGCGACTGGCCGAAACTGATCCAGGCATCGGAAACTATGGCGTCCATGCCGATCTGGATTGACGACACGGCAAGGCTTGGCGTGATGGAGTTGAGGGCCAAGGCGCGACGACATAAACGGCAGCATGGCCTTGACCTGATCGTGATCGACTATCTGCAACTGATGAAGACACCCAAAGCCGACCGGCACGATTTAGCCGTTGGAGATATTACGCGTAGACTCAAGGGGCTGGCGAAGGAGTTAAACGTCCCGATCATCTGCCTGTCGCAGCTTTCCCGCGATTTGGAAAAGCGCACCGACAAGCGCCCGATGATGGCCGACCTGCGGGAGTCCGGAGCGATTGAACAGGACGCCGACCTGATTCTGTTTCCCTACCGGGAGGCGGTTTACTGCGACAAATGCAAGGCCGGTAACTGTGACATCTTGCATCACGAGCGCAGGGCGGAACTTATCGTAGCCAAGCAGCGCAACGGCCCAACGGGTGCTATTAAGCTGGTGTGGTTGCCTGAGTTCTCGCGCTACGGAAACCTTGAAGAGATACGAGGTGTGGCATGACCGGTAAGGAGGCTAGGAATGGCCGGGCCTAAACAAGACTACCTCGTAGATTGCTACTGCCCTCGCTGCAACGGCGCGAAAATACCTCAATCCACATGGCTGATACACAACGGGCAGGCAACGTCGAGAACGTCATGGATGGCTGAGGACTTGGCGGCGCTCAAGCAGATATGGGGCAGGGGAGAGCGGTTGGTGGATTATCTCAAACAGCAGGAGGGGTGATGGCTATTTTCGGTTGTTGCGTGTCAATTTTAATCGGACTGTGGCTTCTCGTTGGTAGTTTCGGGGCTATGTGGCTGGCTCTTGGGTTCACAGGGAAGTTTGGCCTCGAGAGTGTCGTGTGTGGCGGTGCGGCATTAATCGGCGTCTGGATGATTTGGTTCGGGTTCGCCAGTTTGCCATTCAAAATTGTTGCAGTTTAACGACCAATAGCGAAAGGAGCGCAGATGCTAACATGGCCGCAGAAACGCAGGGTATTCAGGGCAGCATGGATTCTCCGGCATGAATCGGAAATATTGCCGGACGCAATACAGCCAGAAGAAAGGGTGCAGACAGGCGGCAGGGGTGGAGGTAGGACGTTTTTGGAATGGGCGATTGACTTCTTATCCTGCGGCGATTCGCTGGCGATCAAGTCAATTTACTTCGGCACCCAGGATTACAACCCGGTACCGAAGGAGTTGAGAAAACCGCACAGGACGTTTTGGAAAGAGGTTGCGAGGAGGAGGCTTGAAAACTCTGGCTTGCATATTGCCGATCTTGTCTACGGTACGACTGAGCAGGGCGATAAAGGCGAATAAAAAATTTTGTCTAAACCGGCAAATTCGATATACTAAAAGGTTATGCAAAAATCCCTTGACAATTTTTTTTAGCGATGTTAGCTTATAAAGTATCTTGAGAGAATTAGGTAAGCGCAGGGCTGTGGAGAGATTCGCAGCCCTTTTTTTATCAAAGCACACCGTAAAACCCGGTCAGTTCACGGCCGGGAGGATGTCAATTAGCTCACCTTCCATGTGGAGGCGGAGTTACAAGGCCGTTACGGTAATCCACGTAGCGCCCTTAGCCTATTCTGCCTCCGGGCATATAACGGCGACAACCCGTGTTAGCCGTGCGGCGTCTGCCAGTGGCGCGTAAGCACTGGACCTCCTCTCCTCCTGTAGCCGCTGTTACTCTCCAAAGTAGCAGCGGCACTTTTTATGGAGCAGCGCATGGACGTATGGCCCACACCGGAACAATGGCGGCAATACTACATCGACCTAGCTGCACAATGCGGTGGCGAGGTGCCTATCGGCTACCCGCTAATTATCCAGTGGGTATGCGAGTGCGGGACGGACAACGCCACGGTGGAGGGAGAGCGCAGAAGATGCACGAACAAGGCCTGTCACATTTTGAGGATTAAATGAAAACACGCTGCCGCTGCGAAATAAGGGGAAAAGACGGCGCATGCTGCCGGGGATGCCAAGACCGGCATAAATGTCCGCAGGCGTGCCTCATCGCGAGTGGCGAGTTGCCGCAGAGCGAGTGCAGAGGCGGTTCTGACATTTACGAGGTGGAGTAGATGGCGGTTTACAGTTGCGCTTATTGTGGTTGTGCGTTGGAGAACAACGGAGAATTTTTGCAATGCAGTAACGAGAGTTGCGTATCAAGGCAACCACCAGTGACGCACGACAAGCAAGACGAGTTAGTCGACATGGTTAACCATCCACCGCATTACACGGACACCGGGGTCAGGTGCAAATGCGGGGAGCCTATCGAGGTTATCCAGGTGACGCGAGAGCTTAATTTCTGTTTGGGCAACGTGGTCAAGTATGTGCTGAGGGCTGGGAAAAAAGGTGCCGCTATCGAGGATCTGAAAAAGGCGCGCCGGTATATCGACTTTGAAATCGAGAGGCTGGGCGAATGAAAATAGTTTACGAAATAGCCGTCACCTTGGCCCATGTCGCGGCCTTATCTGCCGCCTGCGGGTTTGGGTTAACCTCCGGCGTTATTATGGCGTGTGTCCTATGGGGATAACTCGGGACTGCAAAACCTGCCGATGGAGCGACAAGCCACTTGACTTCCCCCGATGCCAAGGCTGTGCGCAACTGGTTAAGGGCGGCGGCGTGGAGATGACGCGGCATGAAAAAGCCCCGAACTAGCGGGGCTGATTAAGCATTAGATTAATCGCAACTTCTACCGGGCCAGGAATTGGCCTAGCCCCCTGCCGCCACATTTCGACGGCACGGAGGGAGACTTTCAGGGTGTCGGCTAATTGCTGGTTGGTGAGGCCGAGGCGGGATTGAGCTGTCTTGAGTTCGTCGCGGGTCATGGCCTGCGACTTGAGCATGATTAAATATCTTTCCCCGTCATCGTCATAACAATAAGGCTCAAATTTGAGGCAAGTGCAATCCTTGACGCCACAAAGAGACGTGCTTGCTTCTTTTATCTGAGACTCTGTAAATTCGGCAAATGGTTCGTCGTAAATGGTTGTCCCTGTAGAGGTTGGGGCAAGCTCAATTTCTGTTCGGTGGACACGATTTACAAATTTCATGTTGGCCTCCTTATTTGTCGGTAAGGGCTTCGAGGTCGCCGCGAAGCTCGATGTATCGTTTATTATCATAGTCGCGGCATTTAGCCATTTCAGATTTAATTCTTTCGATGGCGTCTTGTTTTGCGAGGGCTTGTTTTTCTTCGTCGGTGCGGGTGTCAACGAGTTCCCAACTAAGTACTTCGCCACGGCCCGCGTTGCGGGTGGCTTCTTGGATTTTACCAAACAAAACCTTTGTCATACCGGCAAATTCGGTAGCCACTTTTTCGATTTCTCCGTTGGGGCGTTTGATGGTCAGCTCGATCATAACATCCTCCTGTTGGTTGGTTTGTTCCTCACTGTGTTTATACTATACCGCACAGGGTGCGGGGTGTCAACAGGAAAAGATAAAAAATTGCAGAAAAATAAAAATAAAAAAGCCCCGGATTAATGGGGCTGCAAGCAATCGCCGGAAAATTCTTTAACTTTCATGGCTAGGGAAAGGTAAGCAACGGCATACTGAGGAATGGGTATTTGGTCTGTCGCCCACCTGCTAACTGTGGTTTTCGTTACCCCTAGGGCCACGGCCAGCCGCGATTGCGACCAGCCGAGAGCCTTGAGGGAGTCTTTGAGGGCTGTTGGGGTCATTGTGCCACCTGGACGATCCTGCCGCAAGCAACGCCTATTTCGAAGACAGCGGCTACCATATAGCTGTTACCACTGTTTCTATATTCGCGCATAATGTTGAGGGTGTCTTCGTCAGTCTTCCATGCTTTCCCGTTTGCTTCGAAAGTTGCGGTCATGTTGCCCCCCCTTGGTTAGTTGTTCCGTCGTTGTGGTTAAACAATACCAAGCGGTGCGGCATGTGTCAACAAGAAAAATACACATTATGTAAAAAAATTACGGGGACACTATCCACATCATGAAGAATTTGAAGCAATCCGACGTTGACCCCGCATACTGCCGCGCCTACTGCACAGCGGGACGGTTTATGGATAAAGGGCGGCGGTGCATGTGCCACGGTGTGGAGTGTGGGAATAAGATGGCGCGGAGGAATAAGTAATGAAGATACCGAAGCGTTTTAAACTTTTAGGCGCAACCGTAGATGTTGTTGATAATCCAAAACTGCAATGGGAACGGGGATGGTCTGGCAGTGCAAGCTACAATAAACACAAAATCGAGCTTGTACCGATATCCGATAGTTTTGAGGTGTCCCGCGCATCGTATGAACAGACATTTTGCCACGAACTTTCGCATTTCCTCTGCTACTACGCCGGGGGTGTTATAAATAGTAAAATCGGAGGGTTTTTACACCAAGACGAGGAATTTGTCGACCTGCTCGGCGTGTTGCTGCACCAGGCGTTAACAACTATGGAATATGAATAGGTTTGGGTTATGGCGCTGACGCCAAAACAACAGAGGTTCGTGGAGGAATACCTAATCGACCTCAACGCGACACAGGCTGCGATAAGGGCTGGGTACAGCAAAAAAAACGCCGACAAAATAGGCTCGCAGTTGCTAGGCAAAACTAGGATAGCTGCATCTATTAGAGATGCGCAAGAAAAGAGGACACGGCGGACAGAGATAACCGCAGACTATGTGCTGACAACCATCCGCGAAACGGTAGAGGCGCTGCTGAACGACCGAGAGAAAAACGCGGCCAACATTTTTAAAGGGTCGGAGCTGCTCGGCAAGCACATCAAGCTGTTTACCGACAAACACGAAATCACCGGAGCGGATAGCGGACCGATACAAATAACTGTTGTGCCCGTCAAGGTGCCTGATGCAGATTAATGTCGAGATACCCGAAAAACTGCTGTTTCTGCTCACTGAGCGGGCGCGGTACAAAGTCGCTCGTGGCGGACGCGGCAGCGGTAAATCCTGGTCATTTGCGCGGGCGCTGCTAACCCTCGGAGCGTCACGGCCTATTCGGGTGCTGTGCGCTCGTGAGGTGCAAAAGAGCATCAAAGACTCCGTGCATAAGCTGCTCAAGGATCAAATCGGGCATTTAGGCATGGGGACGTTTTACAACGTCCTTGACACGGAAATACGCGGCGCGAACGGCACCGAGTTTGCGTTCACCGGCCTGTCTAGCCACACCGCGCATACCATTAAATCATATGAGGGGGTGGATTATTGCTGGGTCGAGGAAGGGCAGACGATCAGCAAAAAATCCTGGGACATCCTGCTGCCAACGATCCGCAAGGACGGCTCCGAGATTTGGGTATCGTACAACCCCGAGTTGGAGACGGATGAAACCCATCAGCGGTTTACCGTCAATCAGCCGGACAACTGCATCAATGCTCTCATCAACTGGAGCGACAACCCCTGGTTTAACGATGTACTCAACCAGGAGCGGTTAGAGTGCCAGCGCAAACAGCCTGACGACTACGACAACATATGGGAGGGTCTATGTCGTCCAGCGGTGGAAGGGGCGATTTACTACCACGAAATTCAACGGGCGGAGCGGGAAGGGCGCATTTGCGCTGTACCGTACAATCCGCTACTCAAAGTGCATGTGGTGTTCGACCTCGGGAAAGGCGACTCGCTGTTTGTGTCGATGGTGCAAAAGCACATGAGCGCTATCATGGTAATCGATTGCATCGCCGGGACGCACTTTAACCTCAACTCTCTGTCGGTGGACCTGCGCACGCGTCCATACAATTGGGGCAAAATGTTTCTGCCGCACGACGGTTTTACAACCACCATCAATGCGCCGCGCAGCACCGCCGAAACCATGCGGGCGCTCGGCTGGGACGTGGTGCCGCGTGAGGTCATCAAGCTGCATGCGCTGTCGGTCGAGGAGGGTATCCGCAACGCTCGCACGGTGTTCCCGCAGACCTATTTTGATCGGGATCGCGCCGCGCCGCTGATCGAATCGCTCAAGCGCTACCGGCGGCATATCAACCAGGCAACTGGGGCGGCATCTGATCCTGTGCATGACGACGCGTCGCATGGTGCAGATAATTACCGATACATCGGCTGTAACGCGGATTTAATGACCAACGATAACGACTCGGACTGGGACGAGTTCGAAGAATTCCACAACGAGGGCGGGCGCAAC